CGGACGAGCCTTGGATTAAGGCTCCCTTTTGCAAGGTCTCAAAGACTTGGTGAAGGCCAGTCGGGATAATGAAAATAACATTTTCAAGCCTGGCCTCGTCAGCGGACCAATACTTGTAAGTTTTCCCTTCTTGTGTCATGGAGAGAAATTTGTTTATCACTTTGAATATGTCAACTTCAATTAAGGCGCTGGTCGTCCCGCCTCCAGTAATGGTGTTCCCACCGGTCGCAAAAGTATGCGAAGCCGAAATTAGAGAAATACCATAATACGAATTTGGGATGGCTGGTAGAAGATCTGCGTTGGTGGTCGCCGTAAGAAGCTGGTGCATGATGTCAATAAACATCGAATAATAGCTTTTTGCAGCTCCATTCAGGGCCAACTGGAAGGTTCCTGTTCTATCATCCATGCGGTCGTTTTTATGGAAGTGAATTCCACCGTTGTATTCATGATTAACGATGGTTTGGTAAAATTCTCTACCGGCATCCATGACCCGAGGCTGACCCTTGGGCCACCTTCTCCAAATCACATTTTCTGCAATCTGGGCGTGGAGTTCTTCAATGCCAGCGCTTCTCTGAGCGGTGGCAAAAAGAATATCTATATACGGCTGAAATCTTTCTTGTCGATCAACCAGCGATCTCAAAAAAGAATTCTGCACCGCTGCCCGGCTTAGTGCGCCGGAAGTTGAGACAATAACGTTTGGACTATAGGGGACTACGGGCATTGTTATGCTCCTTCAATAAAGAAAAATTAAGCAACATCAAAAAGCCCCAGGGCCACCAGAGCGTTTACGACATCACCTAGGGCGGCCCAGTTGTTGTAACTGGCCTTGGCAATTTGCACGATTGGGGTGGCCCCATAAAACCCAATTTTCTGAGTCGCGCCGGTTCCAATCTTGCTTCCGGTCGTGGTGCCTATGACCACGTCGGTTGCCTCGGCGAGAGTAACTCCACTCAAAGTCTTGTTCGTGAGCGTCTGGGTAGCGGCCTTCCACACGAAAACGTCCGTGCCCAGAGGGTCCTCAATGCTGATAGCACGGGCAGCGGCGGGATCAGCCCAAGTCAACGTGTAATCCGCCGTAGTTTGGTCAAGAACCGTGCTGGTGCCCAAGACCGGCGAGGTCAGCGTTTTGTTTGTGAGTGTCTGGGCCAGGGTGTCCCACACAACCTTCCTCTCAGTAGTGCCATCATAAAAACTGATATTGCTCCCGTTGCGCTGGAATTCACCGTCAGCGTCGGCATTGGCGGCTTGATCAGAAAGTACCAGAATGTCGGTAATAGAATCGGCACTTGCGAGGAGTTCGGCTTCTGACCCAGAGAAAATTCTAACGTCGCAAGAAGTTGAAGTATACCAGTAAAGAACATATCCAACCGGGGGTGTTGATGCATCCGGACGGGTGAGTGTGAGGTCATTGTCATTCGACAAGTAAACCAACTTGCGAATGTCGGTAACCGCCGTCACTCCTGTGACTACCACCTTGTGCAGGATTTTGGGCTGGATGTCGACCAGACAGTCCAGGCTGCCATCCCCCACCACCTTTTCCTGTGCGATACCAACATATTTCACACCAGATCCGGTAACGGCGGGCTTGATGTGCCCGCTTGAAGTCTCAAGCATCACATGGGACCCAACGTAGACTGTAGACCCACTCTTAACCACGTACCTTTGAGCACCTGGCGCCCTGGTCGTTCTGAGTTCATTTGCAGATAGAACTGTCATTCGTTTTCTCCTTTATTTTTAGATGACGCCGGCCTTTTTGAGCCGGATTTGAGCTACTTCTCCATCGACGAAATCCTTGGCTGAAATGCCCTGGGACGAAAAATAAGCTGCGTTCTCAGAGTAAAATCGGCCGGCCTCTGTGGCCTTCTGATACTCCTCCTCGCCTTCCTCCTTATACTTCGCTGTCCATGTGAGATCGCTTTTTGATTGCTTTCGGCTTTCTGGCAGAAAGTAGGGTGTTCCAGAATCCATAGGAATTCTGGTGGCCATGCTTTCGATTTCTTCAATGTATTCGGTCCCGGCATTGGCCCCATACCGTCTGACCTTGTCTTTATACTTCTGCCGGAAACTGTCTTCATCGACCTGAATTCCCTCGGCGGAGAAAAAGCGAAGAGCCTGTTCAGACTGCCGGTCAGTCTCAATCTCCCGGTTGAAGGCCTTTAAATTACCGATCTCTTTTTTCAGCTTGGACATCCCTTGTTTCATCGCCATAAAGGTCTTGAAGCTTCCGGCCTTCATCTGTCCCTCTTCGTCTATGGGAGGGACAGCCTCGGCTGAGGATACTTCCTCTTCATCTTCACCACCCTCAATAGCGTCCATGCGGGCCTCAAGGGCGTCCAGCCTGGAAGAAATGGACTCCAGAGAGGGGCCTTCTTCCTCCTGGAATTCCTTGTTCTCCTCTTCTTCCTTCTTTTCTTCTTCTTGCTCTTCATACTTTTTCATCGACGGGTGCATAATAGCCTCTCCTTTCAGATCAAATTTGAATTTGTTCACAATCTCTACTGTGTTATTAGCACTATAAATCATCCCCTGCTTCTGCCTGAATTGCTTGATCTCTTCCCCCGCCCGGATGTTCGGCAAGACAAAGTAGGGGGCGTTAGAGGAAAGAAAAGCAATGCTCCCAATCCGCCGGGGAAGCTCCCGGGTAAGTTCTACTGAAATATGGGGATATTTCCCTTTTTTGATCATCTGAAAATCTTCTTCCTCTATATCCCTAATATCGGCGAAGATAGTGGGTGTTGCTCCCAGCTTCCCAAGTCTGAAATTAAAAGCCTCACCAAGTTTCCGCCGCTCTAAACCATCAACGTTATGCCCCCAATGAACGCTCGGATGGTGGTTTTTGTTCTCAGCAAAATTATTTGCTTCTACCAAGCCCCGAAGAGCCTTGACGTTAAAATTGGCGTCTTCTTTTCCCCGCCTGTCAACAGTCTTCTGAAAGACTGGGATTCCATAAATTGCGTAGGTCCCATCCTCTTTTTTCTTCCAGGGATAGCCCGGTTTCATTGTCATCACCTCCTTCTCATTTCTTCTGTAGGTTTCGTTTTCGCTGTGATTGACACGCTATGTTCAATTTTGGCATCGTCTACAATTGATTTATGATCGAAGGCCATATCCAGGTTTTCGAGATCAGACATCTTGACCCACTTCGCATTATCTGCATCATCCATGCCCTTCACCTTATCCGAATCCAGACCGGGTGGAAGATATAGCATGAATGCATTTGAAACCGCCCAGGCCTCCTCATTGTCGCGGGGATCTCTACCGTGCTTGTCGTAAAATCCCGTATGTGTCATGTTCTTTTTTAGCGTCTCCACATCCAAGCCCGTTTCTTCTCTTAACTCTCGGAGAGCAGCATCCTGGGCGGTTTCTTTTCCCGGCTCCCAGAACTCTCCCTTCCCTACACTCGTGTCGTGAAAGCCACCTGGGAGCGCCCATTTTCCCCTCTCTGCAACTCCTTCTTTATCAGCTCGCTGAATAAGTAGGATCTCCTTCCCATTTTTCCCATCACGAATTATCATATTATCCACGGTTGGGTTTGGGCCTGGGCGGTAGAAAATATTGCCATCCTTTGATCCCCAATGCGTTTTATCATCCGCATGTTTTTTTTGTGCTTCTATTGCCTGTTTCATTTTTGGGTTCTCGTGTGCATTTGCCGCCGCAGGGTCCAAAACAGAATTTCCAGCTTGCCGGGTCGCAAAGGGAGAAGGGGCAACAGGTTTTTCAGCTTTTTTATTTTCCGCGCCGGAGTGGTCCTCATGATCGGCCTTCTTCTTTTCCTTGCTTGCGATCTGGCCGATGTGCTCCCCTTTCCAATGAGGAGGCCCACCGTTTACGATATTCCCTTTTTCATCAATCTGGATGTGTTTTCCCTTCCTTTTACCTTTACCGTCTTCCGCCCCACCTTTTGCCCCGATTGTGATCCACCGATCGGCAAAAGCTCGGGACCCGAAATTCTTATCATCCGCCTGGGCTCCCACGGTTGGAAGATCATCTATGGCGAAATTCTCTCCCAGGCGCGGGTGGTATGGCTTCAGCTTTCCACCTTTGTCCAGCCAGCCATTCCGCTTTGCCTCTGGCCGGGTGATCTGTCTTATGGTGCATCTGCAATTATAGCCAAGTGGCGGGGTGGCACCCTTCCAAACGGGGTGATCTGCCGGGGCCCGGAGCCCATCAAAGGCCTTGTGGTTGTCTCTGACATTCGGGTCTAAGGTGGCCGAAAACTCAAATCCAACGATGAACTCAGGCATCTCTTTTGCCTGTCGCTGTCGGCCTGCATTGAAGGCGGTATTCAAATTTGTTCGGAATACAGTTTCAGCGTAAGATCTGGAATTTTGTTTAAGCCGGGCTTGGATCCCGGCCAGGATCTTTTCTGTAGCTTCGCCCGTTTCCAGTGCCTTCCCCATCATGGCCTGGATTGATTTTGTCATTGTTTCCGTCGTGGCCCTGATTAGGCCGAAGACGCTTTCCTTGGAATATCTCTCGGATAACTCTTCTGAAGAGGCGGCGAGAATTGGCCATCTCTCAGTGAAATTCTTGAGCCCGTCCTCAAAGGGGATTTTAATAAATTCATTTAAATTCATCTTCTGCCTCCTTTGCCGCCATGAGAATTTCTTCTCGGCCTCGAAGCTCATAATAAAGAAGTGCCTTTCTCATAATCTCCGCAAATTCATCTTCCGCTTCTTCCACCGCCTCTTCCCCCTTTCCGGTGCTTTTCCCGAGGATGGCCCGCCCCAATTTCCAAATGGCGGCTTCCATTGCTGGATCCTCTTCTTTCTGATCTTCTTCCGGCAGATCCTCCAACACTTGCGGTGTGGATTGGAAAATTAAAGGAGGCTTTTCGAGAAGGTACGACGTACCCGAAAAGCCTCCTGGGGAAGAAACAGAGGGAAATTGGGCTGGAGATGGAAGCTTAATAACCTTTCCGGTGGGCACTGACAATTTTAGCTGAGATCTGAAGTCTTCTTCTGCAATATCTACCCCAAGACGAGAAGCAAGATCAAAGACGGCGGTCCGCTCCTGCGTGTCCAGGATCTCGCCACCAGAAAGTGAAAAATAAGGGGTCTGGTGGTGGTCGAGGCCCATGGCGGCCAGATTGTGTTTATTGTGCCGCCTACATGCTTTGAGCAGGTGGTCGGTTAAAGGCTCTTCTACCACACTCTTTCGCTGGAAGAGGAGGCGCTTATTCTGCTGTTCCATCTGGCCCTGGGTGGCAGCGAAAGAACCGCCGGACTGAATGTCGGTCGGGAGGTTCGTTGCTGTCATTAAAATTGTAATTTCTCTGTCAATTTTTTCGATCATGTCTAAGATCGCCGACGCTGTGTTGCTTTGCCCGGCAGGCGCAATCTGGATATCTGCTCCCTGGTGAGCCAGAACACCATAGGCCCGCATCTTTGAGATGTCTTCCATGAGCTTAGCAATCGACCCGTCATCGTGTAAGTCGGCGGTTTCCTTCATTGTCTCATCCAGCTTTACGAGGATCCAACTATCTACCCACCGCTCAGCACCCGCGGCCAGAAGCTCAAGCAAAACAACCTTGAGCTTGATCATCGAATAGACCGACTTGGCCAGGCCCTCTCCATAACCCAAATTTTCCTCTGTGGCACGGTAGAAGGACCAAATATATTTCCCCTCGTCCACGATCGGAAGCCACCGGTTTAAGTATGGATCGTATATTCTCCATACCCACCAGCTTTTTCTGTTTGAGTCAATGTGGATTGATCGCCGAAGCCTTTCGCGAGAGATAAATCTGAGCTTCTTTGGAACGACCCACCTTCTTTTTTTCGTGTCCCCTGGTGCCTGCTCAAATGTGTACCCCCAGACCGGATCAAGGACGGCCATGCCTTCAACTACGGCGCGGGATAGGTTCATTCTGGCCTCGCAGAATCCGCCTACCTTGTTCACCAGCCATTTATAGATCTCCGAGATCTGCTTGTTATCTTCCTCGGAGACAATATCCCATTCCAGGGCGGCAATTTCACAAAGGAGGGTCTCCTCAACGGCCCGATACCTGGAATCAAGACGAAGCTTCTCATAGATCTCCTGATCCTGCCGCCAGGCGAAGTCCTTCTCTGGTTCGATGATCCAGTCCCGCCTGAGCTGGGAAAGCAGAAAGTCGGTATATGAATTCGAGGTATACGCTCGCCTGTTCAGTATCTCTTTGGGAAGGTCTCTTATAGCCATCCTTTCCACCTCCCCCTTGCCTTCTTCACGCCACCGGGTTCATCAAGCAAGCCAGAAAGCACTCCGACAGGCCGTCTGTTCACACGCTCTGCGAAGTATGCCAGAGCCTGGGAAGTAGCATCGACCTGGTCATTGTGGGAGGTAGACGGGAAGCAGGTTATCTCTTCAATCCACTCCTTGACCCAGGGGGCTGACTGCGGGATAAAAATGTTTCCAGCCTGGAACAGAGGAGCCACGGCCTCAAAGCGTGTGACCTTATCGCCCTTCGGCTCAACAGGAATCATCCCTGGAATTTTCTTTTTTAGGACGGTGATTAAGGGTCGGCCGCTGGCCTTGTCTTCCACCAGCTTCGCACGGGATTTTGGCCACTCCTTGGACATACGAAGGAAGGCGTCTATGGTCTCTACGAAATCCCACTGACCGCGAACTTGATCGAGAAGGAAGGCTTGACCTTCCTTGACACCCCAGACTTGGCCTACAACGTAAGAAGAGACATCCGTTTTTTGCCCTTCCCCCCGAAGATCCCAGGATTGGAACTGAAATGCCCAGGCCTGGGCAGGACCGGCATTGTGTCGCTCGATCCAGGCCTCCTTGACAATCTCGCCGCCTTGCAAACTTGGATTCTGCTGATATAGCGAAGAGAACCAATATGGACTCCGTTCTTGCATTTCTGTTAATGCCTCAACCGGGTATCTGACCGTCCAGAGAGCTTCCCCTTCTTCCCGGCCAAGAAGGTCATCTTCTTTGGCCAGAGCTGGCAGATCGATGAAGGTCCACTTCTCGCCCTCCTCATCCTGGATGCGCCCAGTAAGATCATCAATGGCCCACCTCGTCGCAATGAGAAATAGCCCGCCTCCGGGCTCAAGCCGGCTCTCTATGGTCGACCTATACCAGTCCCAGACTCCGTCTTTTGTCGTTTTGGATCGAGATTCCTGGGCATTCTTAATTGGATCGTCGATACCAATTATGTGAGCGCCTCGACCCGTGACTGGTCCACCCACCCCGCAACAATACATCCCGGCCTCTTCTTCATCGGGAGTTTCTATTTGCCAGTCGGCAGCGGATGAAACGTCTCGTCTAAGTTCCACTCCCCAGATTAGAGAGCCCCATTTTCTAATTAATTCTCTGGCTTTCCGGCCCCATGACTGGGCGAAAGTGGCCCCGTATGTGGCTAAGATAAATCTTTTTTTCTGTGAGGCTACGTACCAGGCGGGGAAGTACTTCGAACATAATTCGGACTTTCCGTGCCGGGGGGGAAGAGAGATCCCCAAGCGGGAAATATTACCCGAAACAAGATCGAGCAGAGCCTTGTTTATCAGTTCCAGGTGAGGTGGAAACAGAAAATTTCTGTTTGTAGAGGCGGCAAAAGTGCAGGGTGATAAGTTAGCTATCCCCGCCTTTGTCATCGCCTTTTCGTTCTTGTGTGATTTTTCGAGTAAGCTCATTGATGGATTCCTGGACATCTGGGTTAGAAATGTCTAAGGGGATGAAATCTTCTCGTTCTTGGATTCCTATATACTCACGCTTGGCCCATCTTTCTGGGTGTCTTCGTTCTAACCATGTCATAGCTGCTTGCCAGGATTTTCCCATCGCCTGGCGGATAATTGCAACAGCATGAACCTCAGCTTCACCCTCGGCCTTTTTTATAGCCTGAACAAATTTAACATATTTCCCCGATTTCTCTTTTTTTCCTCTTCTCAGCCACCGGCTTAAGGTAACAGGGGAAATCCCTCCTGCACCTGCGGCAACCGAAAAGTCATTACCGGCACGAATATATCTACAAATGGTCTCCTGTAATTCATCGTTGAGGGCTTCTTTACCCTGTCTGGCCATTTTTGCCTCCTACACCACTTTTAGCACAAATAAATTCGGCTGTCAAGCG